TATTTTCAACAACCCAGTTTATAAATGGTTGTAAAATATTTTTCCAGAGTACTTTTACTAAATCAGCAACACTACCAAGTAAATCAATAATACCGTCCAGAGCTGGTTGTATATGTTTTTTCCACGTTGTATCAAAACTTGTTGCTAACTTTTTCAAAACAGGGGCTATATAAGTGTTAAATCCATCAAGTAATGTTCCAACGATTTCAGATATACCCTCTGTGATAGAATCAAATAGTGGTTCTATATGCTCGTCATATACAGCATTTATTTTTGTGAAAGTATCTTTTACAGATTGATGAATCGTATCTAATACAATTCGGATTGGTGTTAAGATATTTTCAAACGCAGCCTTTATCTTATCTACATTCTGCGTAACAGGTGTGACAATAAGTTTTTCAATATCTCTTACAAATTTTAGGCCAACAGTTGTTGCTCCAAGATAGCCATCTGCAAAAATACCGATAATATCAGCTGTTATTCCTTTTGCATCATCACTTGAAAAAACGTCAAAAATATCTGCAATAGCAACCGTGAAATCACCAGATAAGTCTGCAATTTCACCAGTTACATCAAAAATAGATATGAGGTTCTTTTTGATATAACCTTTACTTTTCTCGAGATATTTATCTACGCCACCAATGATATTATCGGCAATGGTAATACCAATTCGGGCAAAAGAACCTGCAATCTTTCCAAATGCAAGTGCGATGGAATTTGCACATTCATTCGCCGCACGAACAACTGCTGGATCCGTAAAGATTTCTTTGAGATTCTTTCCAATATTTTTAATACTGGTGTTTATCGAATCGATTTTCTTATCAGAATCTCCAAATCCGATCTGAAAACCTTTTTTAAATAAATCTGCAAGTTCTTTGCAACGGTTGATTAATCCCTGCATTTTCTTGTCCGTTTTATCAATTACAGTGTCGCCTTGCGCCAAACTTCCAAAATCTGTTGAAGGAGCTGCATTTCCATTAGAGGAAGTTGAACTGTCTGTCTTTTTATCGAGTTTATTAATCTTGTCAAATCCCATCAGGGAACGCATTTCTTTTGCCGCTTTTTTAGCAGCACTAGCCGCTTTATTTATTGACTTCGTTGTATCATCCGCGGATTCTGCTGCATTATCCATTCCTGCGCTTGCGGCGTTGGCCGCGCCTGCTATTTGCTGCGTACTGGATTTCTTTCCTGTTATGAGTTCGGTAAAGCTCTTAAATGCACTCGCTAATACAGTCAGTCGTTCAATGACTGTGTTAATAACTCGAAGAACAGGAGTAAATAAATTAATTAGCCCCTGTCCGATACTGGCTTTTAAGGAATCAAACTGCAATTTCATGATACGACACTGATTCGCCCACGAATCAGAAGTTCGTGCAAAATCTCCTGTTGCCGCTGTCAACTGATCTTGAACAAATGCATACCTTAGAGCTACTTTTTCTGCTTCGCTCATCTGAGCCGTTGTCTTGCCAAAACCATTTGCCATTGCATATGCATCCAGGGCGGTCTGTGTCATTACAACGCCTAAGTCTTTCAAAGACTCTGTCTCACCTGTGAAGACGCTTTTCAGCTTCGTATAGGCTTCATCCTGACTGATATTGTAAAATGATGCCACATCGCCCGCCAGACCCGTGAGAGTGGTTCCCATATCATAGGCTTGTTTTTCCGTAAAACCAAAAGCTTTCGCCATCGCCCCAAATGTACCAGTGTACTGTTTTGCCATCGTTTCTGACAATCCAAAGCTTTTAGCTGCACTCTGTGCAAATTTGTCAACTTGTGCCGTCATAGACGGAAATGTAACATCAACTACATTCTGAACTTCTGCTAAATCAGAGCCAAGTTCTAAACAAGACTTTCCGAAATCTACTACTTTTTTAATCGAAAAAGCGGCAGCTAAAGCCATACCGGCTTTTTTAGCAAGTCCAGTGATTCCTGCCATCTGTGTTTTAAATTGATTTTGATTTACGACCAGGTCAAGTCCAATCTCGCCTACGCTTGTAGCCGCCATAATACCACCACCTTTTTAAAAGGCATCGGCACATGGCACTACTTGCCCGGATTAATCTTTATCTCAAATATCTTTTTACAGTGTCTTGCCTGACACTTGAAAAATACGCCCCGGCATTTTGCATCCGGGGCGTACTGAATTTTTTGTTCGTGTCCACAGTAAGGACATTTTATCTTCTTTCTTTCAATTTTTAATCACTTCCTAATCCATCCATGCTTAAAAATGCTGTTTTAAACATGTTCATTGTATTATTCATCTGTTCTTTTGTTATTGTCTGAGCTAAATATTTTGCTCGCTTCCGTTGCCATTCATTTCTGATTCGGTGTTGTTCTGGGGTGAAGTTTTCAAGATATTCCTTCCTGTCTTCTGCCCGGATTGCTACAACTCTACCAAGTGCCGTATCCGGTCCAAGGCCAATCAGGAGGTCTCTAAATTCATCCCATTTCATTCCGGCCGGAAGTTCTCTGGATAAACGAATCCCGTACTGTGATTGAAAGGAAGAAATAATCAACGAAAAGTCTTCTATCAAATCATAGTACGGGTCACTACTCTCCCTGTTCGTCTCCCATTACCAAAGACATTGCGGATTCTACAATTGTCATTAACGATTTTGCGGACAATTTTCTTCCGTTTCTTTCAAGATTGCAAATAGCTTCCACGTCTTCTGGTGCAAATATCAGATTTAATGCTTCTCCTACTGCTTCAAGTTCTGTCTTCTCTGAGAACACTCCCATCAGACGAAGCATTGTTTCCGCATCTGCTTTTACTTCTACGTCCAATGTTCCGATTTCCAAAACTGGATTTTCTTCAAAACACAGTTTGTCTGTAATATCAATTCTTTTTGCCATTGTTTTCCTTTCTATAAAGCTGGTGTAATCGTTGGTTTTCCGTTACTAATTGTGTCAAATTCCAACGGACCAACATCGGTACTTCCGCCACCACCGCAATTCTTTACGTCATAGATTGCATTTGTCCAGGAGATACTTGTTCCGTCCGGCATTTCCCACTCAAAATATCCTTCTGCATCGTGTCCATTTTTGAACGCTTTTCCGGCTACGAAATCATTACCTGCATCTCCGATGTTTCGCTTGCCGCTCAGGGTAATTGTGATTGCTTTTGCTGTCATTAATCCTCTCTGCCAGCCTTCCTGGTCCATTGGAGTCCATGTCTGTACTCCATTTGAAAACGCCACTGAAAAACTTTCCATATCTGCAATCATGGTTGCTGATTCTTTCGCTGCTCCCGCCTTGAACTTATTATCTAAGACCGGGAATACATTTGTCGCTTTACCGCTCATTTTTTACCTCCTTTTCATAAATAACAGCCGCTTCAATGACATATTCATAAACACCAGCATCATCTGTTCCAATCTCTTGTAAATCATAAAGTGTCTGTATAAATTTTATTGTTGTTTCGTTTATTTTCGCATCTCTTACAACATTTATTGCGTCAAATAAGGCTGTTGCTGCCTTTTCTGTATCTCTGGGCGACTTATTCCAGTGCACAAGCAAAGTTACGTGCTTTATCCCGTATCCTTGCCAGTCTGGGCCTCCAAGGGTTCTGTGGGGTGGATACTGATGCTTGCTGTTGTAAACTCCTATGGACTGTTCCGGTTTATCTGGAAGTTTCCCCATGTATACTTCTTTTGTTAAGTTTAAAGATGCGATATAATCTCTTACATCTGCAAGTGTCATACGTCTGTTAACCTCTTATAAATCTTTTTATATGCTTCCCTACAAAAATCAGCAGATACCCCATCAATCCAGGGTTCGTACCATTTACCGCTCGCAAAAGCATTCTCATACTTTTGAAAATGATACTCTGGATGAAAATACAAGCGGCGGGCGTATGGAGTACTGGATACTAGCGAAACTTTTCCTTGCTTACTTTTGGACGTATCTACAAAAGTGGATTCATTTTGAAGATTTCCAGTATCGCGAGGCATAATCTCCGCCTGTATCACTTCTGTATGTAATGCTTCTGCCGTCTGTTCTAAGGCTTCTACTTGTGCATCCGTCAATTCTCTGATTTTTGGAAGATTCAATCTTATTACAGAACTTACTTTCATCATACCAGTGTCACCTCTGTATAATTAACGCTTCCATCCGGGTTGCGAGCTTTTCTTCCCTGTTCGATTCTTCTTTTTGCTCCGAAGATTGTCGCAGTTCCACTAGAGATAACTGGAAGTTCCGGGCAGATATCGCCCGGAAACAGTGCTGTGCCTGTAACCTGTACCGTCTTCTTTTCTGTTGTCAGTACTGTTCTGGCTTTATCCTGATAGTTGCATTTACCCATGAACTTTATCGTTTCGAGAGGTTCTCCATACTGGTTTAAGCCCTCTCTTTCAAATTCACAGGTAACGTCTGTCTTGCACAAGCTCTTTTTTACTAAACATGGATATTTCATCCTCTCACCTCGCTAACCTGCAGCATAGACCCGTCTGCGACAACAAAGCATAGGTATCTCTTTTCATCGCCACGCCTTTATCGGTGTAGACGTTCCAACTGCTTCCGAAGCTTGCTGATACTCCATTGATGCTGTAACTAGATAAGATCATATTAATTTCATCGGCATTCTCGTATTCAAAGTCTGCTTGTTCGCATATGACTTCTTTTATGATGTCTTGCTGATATTCTGTCAGATTAAGAAAGCCCTGACTTACGATACGATTATAAGTCAGGGAATCAATATGTCTTGAAGCTTTTTTGAGAGCTTTGCTGAGCTCCTCTTCAGGGATTATGTCGCCCTCATACCTGTTCAGGTAATAATCCGCATTTACATATGATTTATATGCCATATGTTCACCTTACGCTTTACCGCGTTTTCCTTTTGGTGCTGGAGTTTCGGTTTGAACCTCTTCTACTGCCTCTTCCATTGGAACCTCTGCTTTCATTGGTTCTTCCACTGTGTACCCATGTTCTTTAAACCATTCAATTAAGTGAGGG